ATTTTGAATTATCAACGGTCCATTTCTTTAATCAGATCATCTATGCATCTATAATACCTTTTGAGATCTTTCATGAATCTTTTATTATTCTCCAGACATTCACACTCGGGACTATTTTTATATATGTACGCGAGGTTACATTTGGAATATTTAGTACGCTTTTGATTTTCATTAGGTTTTCGGGGAACAAGTTTCTTCACGATCTTTTCCTTTTTCTTGGGCTCTACCCGCTTCGTGAAACTTATAGCTTGCATGACAGTATCAGCTAAATCGTCCTTCTTCTTAGACTTCATGAAGGTTTCTATCCAATGTTTATTCGTATCATCCCCACGTAAAAATGCTTCACATCTTTCTATGGATACCTTTTTACGTTTCATGTATTGCGCTTTCCCGGGACCCACTACATCTGGGATTTTAAACCTCGCATCGTAAATGATCGTCTCAGATTTTGGAGCTTTTATGACAAAATACGCGTGTAAAAAGTGTTCAACCATTTTCATTTTTTTATTACGATCGGGTTGCTTCTCTATCAAAATGATATCTGATTCGAGAATCCAGGGTCTTTCGTCTAAATGCTTTCTTAATGAAACATATACACCATCTTTATGCTCGGGAGGTATTCCGGAAACGTCCCAATTTACGACTAGGTTAGATGTTTCATTAAATTGGCACATAGCCAAATTTCTGATTCCCACGTCTATACTCAGAATCATATACATAAAGAATGGAAATTCTTTAAGCTATGAAGAGTAAAGTGAGAATATCATGATTAAAAAGGCGATTATTATGACTGCTAATATAGCTACTATAACGGACGTTATTAGGTTTTCATCTACATCCGGAAACCATTTTTTCCACCAAGGATCTTCATCTCCATCTCCATCTCCATCACCCGGGCGACCGTCGTATCTATTTGCGCATGCGGCTATACAATGATTCATACAATCAAAATTTTCTTCAGTACAAAATGGTTGTTCTGCCTCTACTTCTAATTCTCTAAATTCTTCCCTAAGATTATCTAAAGTGGAATATATTAAATCTTCCTTTCCTATATTTCCATAGTGATAATCGATATAATTTTTAGGAAGACATGCCATTACACATCCTTTTTTAGAATCCGAACCACTTGTATCGTTTATATCAGCTTCTTCATCTTGTAAATAAGCGAATAATGCCGCTAAACCTGCGAGAGTTGTTATCTTATCAACAGTACTCATTTCCACACGTTTATTTTTTGCTTCCGCGGACCTATTTGATATATCTGAACGCTGACCATCTATATCACCTCTCAATCGTCTTTTATTTACAGCAGCTGAATCGGCAGCTGTGTACCGACTTTTCATTGTATTGAATTTCGTGGTTGAATTTCGCATCGAAATTTCGAGATCTTCCACTTTTGACACCGCGTCATTTTTCTGAGTAGTTGCCGCATTTTTTGTTGTTTTTGCGGTAGATACATCCGATTCGACACCCGCTTTGTTTGTCGCAACTTTATTTGAACTTGTTTTAGTTAATTTATACGTTCCTTCAGGTTGCTCAAAACTGCCATCTGGCATTTTTTTAGATTTTCCAGGTATGACAGTACCGTCTGGTAATCTAAAAGAACCATCTCCTGATAGACGTTCCGTACCCGCAGGAAGACTAAATACTTTACCCGTTTCATATGCATCTATTTTATACGTAATTGGATCAGACGGCGCCCAAGTACTGCCCCCAGATTTATACCCTCCCGTATATAATACTTCACTTCCATCCTCTAAACGAACTACAGCACCATCACCCGTCCCGGTACTATAGTTCCATCTACCATTACTATACGTTCGTGTTCCTAATAAAAATCCGTTAGAACCACCCGTATCGAGATAAAATTTATTTGTACCAGTTTCTGAATAAATATTATTTCCATAAGCCGTGTACGATCCATTATTATACCATCTGGCCATGGTATTATTATATTACTTATAAAATAATGAGGGTTAAACTTATAAAAAGTTTACACCCTGAAAAAAAGTTTACCGCCATTTTTCAGGATGGATCTAAAATTCATTTTGGAGGGAAAGGGTATTCAGATTATACGATTCATAAAGATCCTTCGCGTATGCGTAGATATTTAGCTCGTCATGGGAGAATGGGTGAAACGTGGAGTAAAAAGGGGATAAAAACGGCTGGATTTTGGTCTCGCTGGCTCTTGTGGAGTAAACCATCCTTAGAAGGTGCTAAAAAATTAATATCCAAAAAATTTGGTATTACATTTACGTCGCGATGATATAACGAGTATATAAATCGTCCATCTCTTGCTTTTTTTGATCGATGATAATTGCATTTTGTTCGATCAAATCATATTCGTACAAAATGTAACCCCTATATACTTCTATATTAGTTTGGGATTGTATACCCACGTCGTGATATCCTTTCGCCAAATCATTAGCATCCGATATTGCTTGAACAAAATATTCAGAGTCAGAAACGGATGTATTTTGATCCATCACGCTATTATACGCGTCATCTACGAGGGTAGATAACCTTCCTATATTAATATTAACTTGTTTTATAACTTTTTCTTCCTCAATTATCTTATCATAATATGTTTGTATAGCAGACGCTGATTGTCCCATATAATTCGTATTTACGTCAACATCCTGCTCTAATTTATAAGCTTCGAGCTCTACGGCGTTCATTTATATAACCCGAGTTAAAAAAAATTATCGGTTCTGTACAATTTAGCTTGGAAGTTTGAGTCGTTGCCCATGACACTGATGCTCTCGTTTCCATAGAGTTCCCCGCATCCTATATCATCCATGCAATCTCTATCACCCATGGAAACAGGGAGAGGGTATATTTGATCCCCAGATGTAGCGGTATAATAGTTATACCTGTCGCGTCTACCTCGAACCTCTTTTCCGTATAAAGGGAGTGTTTCGTTATTATCACCGAGTAGAACGCCCATTTGTTGCACATGTCCAGGTTTGTACTTTTTAATAGGTGGATTCCTGAATTCGGGTTCCATGACGACTTCCCTGGGTGCTATCGTTTCTACAGGAACAGGAACGGGAACTTCAACGATATTTTCTTTCGGGTACATCAGAAGATACATGACAGCCGCGAGAAGTGCTATTATAATGAACGTCGCGACTTGAGGATTAAGCTTCTTTTTCATTTATAGTAGTCTCAGAAATTTATCGAACTTATAGTATGAATAACAAAAAGTCTACCAAAGTTGTCCCATTTTGGCATCCTCAGCAAGAAGTTATCCTGAAAACATGGGGTGAAGCGTCCGCCTGTTATAGATACATGCACAATCATGCGTATTTAGTCTTCAAAAAACAGAGTATGCGATTTACATTACCAGTCATCGTTCTTTCGACGATAACGGGAACTGCGAATTTTGCACAGAATTCGTTTCCGGAAAACATGAGAGGTGCGGTTCCATCTGTAATCGGTGCGATGAATCTGATAGCAGGAATCATAGCCACTATTATGCAATTCTTAAAAATTAACGAAATGATGGAAGGATGCAGAGTTGCGTCACTCCAATACGGTAAACTTTCCCGCACTATTCGATTAGAGTTATCTCTGCCTGTGGAGGAACGTTCTATAGACGGGACGACTATGATAGAAACATGTCGCGCAGAATATGATCGACTCATAGAACAATCTCCACCTTTACCATATTTTATCATTCAAGCGTTTGAAAAACAATTTCCTGAAGATTCAGAATTCTTTAAACCTGAAATATTACACATTCAACCCATAGAAACTTTTATGAGCGAATCCGAGATGCGTCATGAATTGGATAAGGAAATAGAAGGTATTCGTCGTGTAAAAAACAAAGAATTAGAGAATATCAAAGTTGTAGCAGATACACTCGATGAGTCAGATAAGCCAGCATCAAAAATAGAATAACATTAAAGAGTAAAATACTTATAACATAAGGGTACACCTTTCGTTTGATAGGTTCAATAACTTTTTTATGAAGTGTATCATTTTCTAAAAAAATATCTAGCGCTTGTTCAGTAAAGTCTTCAGACATGGATGCCTTTGTTAAAATACTTCCACAAAAAAAAGATCCAACCCCTACGCTTCACACGAAAGAACTTCAAAGATTGGAAGAGTGTGTTAAAAAGGGGTTGAACGTGTTCTTATGCGGCTCTTCTGGTGTAGGAAAAACATTCATCTTGGAAAAAGTTTTGAATAATTCCAATAGTATAGAGATACATAGTGAACTTTTCCAAAGAAAGAGTACCTTTTTAGATCTCATAGGTGAAACATCTTTTCATATATTCATAGATGGGTATGATGTCAATGTGTATGGGCACAGACAGCTCATGGAAAGGATAACTTCAAAAAAGGAACCTTTAACGACAGGCTCCGTCGTTTTTGTTTCAAATTCTGTTCATATAATACCCGGGTTTGAGTTGATAATCGTACCTAAGCGAACTGCTGATGAAATAGCTTCTTTAGAACCCGAGAACCCTGGGGCTCGCTTTGCTGCCGATAAGTGCGCTGGGAACATTCGCGATTTTTATCATTATATTAATAAGTCGGATGAAAAGGATATTTTTAAAACGTCTAAAAGTATACTCGTCGAAGTGTTGTGTCATAGGGGGGCATTTGATATTTCACAAACTGTACACGAAAGGGGACATGTTATAGATGTTATACATGGTAATTACCCACATTCGAATGAGAGTAATATTGAAAAAATTTCAGAGTCATTATCTCTAGCTGATGTGTATGATGCTGGTATATACAAAGGGGAATGGGAATATATGCCTTATTATACCTTATGCGGTATAGCTATACCCAAGCATTATCTGGGTGAATTACTAAAACCAGATGAATTACAAGCTGGAAGTACTTGGACAAAGTATGGTAATTATAAAATGAGATTACAAAAAATACAAAATATTCAAAATAGAAACACTACAAAAATTGGTATAGAAGAATTACAAATTCTTCGAGAGTACGCGAAAATTGGTAATTTTGAGACGTGTTTTAAATATAAGCTGGAACCTGGTGATTTCGACGTTATGAATCATTTAGCTCTTCATAACAAATTGAAAACGAGTGAAGTTATGAAAGTTAAAAAGAAAATGACACATGTATTAAATGAGCTCTGACGAAGAGAGTGAAGACGAGACCCAAGAAATCGTGCGCGTCGTTGGGTGTGACATTTATTTTTATGGTGACATAGACAGAACTAGTATTCTAAAATTTACAGAAACATTCAGAAAATTAGAAATAGATTTGAGAAAGAAAGCGATCGAACTTCCTGGTTATGATCCAATTATAACCGTCCACATTTGTAGTGATGGAGGTGATGTATACGCTGGTATGGGTGTCATGGACACACTCAGACGTTCCAATGTTAGGGTTCATACTATAGCTGAGGGTACGTGCTGTAGTGCTGCGACATTTATGCTTCTCGGTGGTAAGAAGCGAATGATTGGAAAGCATGCGCATATACTCATTCATCAGTTGTCGTCTGGATTTATGGGTAAATATAAGGATTTAAGAGATGAATTGAAAACGTGCAAAAAAATCATGAAAATGATGAAATCTGTGTACGAGAGTGAAACGAAGATTCCTAAACCAAAGTTTAAGGAAATGATGACACATGATGTCTACCTAGATTCTAGCGAGTGTCTCAAGTACGAGATTGTTCACGAGATTGTTTAATAGTAATATATCTTTTATACATATAAATAAGTCCCACTATCACTATAATAATACTTAAAGTGTTCAGGTTGACAGGTACGTTTGTGAGCGGAGGAGCCCTAAGTCGCTCCATCTTCTCATAATTTACCACCTGAATCATATCTTTTATTATTATAATGGATACAATTTTTACCACCGATAAAAACAACAAGAAGCGCTACCTTGACATCAGCGTCGAGGAAATCAACGAGGTCTGGTGTATAGTGAAGACGACCGGACAAGTTAATGGCAAAGAAACCAAGTCTGCGATTGAAGTTCCACTTGGATACGATAGTGCTACGAAACGTGCTAAAACTATCTGGAAGAATGCGAATACCAAGGCTACTACCGTGCTTCCCATGTTGGCGAACAAATGGGAAGATCGCCAGAAATACATCTCCGAGCCATTTTACGTTCAACCCAAACTTGACGGTGTTCGCCTACTCGTCTCCAAAGATGGTGGCATCTCAAGAACTGGGAAGATCATCCCAGGAACTAAAATTCTTGGTAAGGGACTCAAGGATGGTCAATACGTTGATGGTGAAGCCTTTGACCCTAACCTCAACTTTGAAGAACTCACGAGTACTTTCAAGACTAATCCTCTGAAGCTCAAGTTCCACGTGTTCGATTTCTTTGATCTCAAAGCTGAAGCCCTTGCCAGGGATAAGATGACATTCGAGCAACGCTGGGAGTATGTCAAAGAATCCGTCTACAATCCTCATTACGAATATGTCAAAACGACACTCGTAAAATCCAAGAAGGATCTTCCTCTCGTGCATCAGAAGCATGTTGAAGAAGGACATGAAGGAACCATGATCCGTGATCGCTTCAGTGTGTATGAGGTTGGTCAGCGAAGCAACTATCTCCTCAAGCATAAGGATTTCCAGACTGAGGAATATGAAATCATTGGCGCCACAACAGGGCATGGTCGAGACGCGAATTGTGTCGTTTGGAAGTGTAAGACGGAAGATGGAAACGTATTTAACGCACGACCAGAAGGAACTCTTGAGGATAGGGCGTGCAAGTATGCGAACAAAGATAAGTTCATCGGTAAGATGTTGACCGTCAGGTTTCAGAATCTCACGGATAAAAATGTTCCCAGATTCCCAGTCGGGGTTGCGATTAGAGACTATGAATAAATTGTTATAAATATGTAAATGAATCGAATTGCTATTGATGTCGACGAAGTTCTCGTACCCTTTGTGAAACCTATGGCCACGTGGAAGAAATTAAGTATGCCAAAGGAAAAATGTAGATATTTGTATCGAGATATGTTCAACATAACAGAAAAACAATCTCAAAAAATGGTACAAGAATTTTATGAGTCAGAAACGTTCGACATGCTTCAACCCATCCAGGACTCACAATCTGTTATTCGACTCATGCGCCCACACGTAGATAAGATGTACATAGTGACGGGGCGTCAAGATTGTGTTCGTGAAAAGACGGAGGATTGGTTGGATTTTCATTTTCCCGGAATATTTGATGATGTCATATTAACGAATAGTTTTACCAGTTTTGAACTACAAAAATATGATATATGCCACGCTCTCAACTTAGATACTATAGTAGATGATAGTGATATGACGTGCGGTATTTGTAAACATTGGGATATGCAATCTATACATTTCGCTGGAAAGAATGGTTCACCTTATGAATGGTGTGAGGTTGATGATATCAGTGTATTGAGTTGGATGGAATTGTATAAGAAATTACCCCCAAAGTTTGTGGATTGTATGTAAAAAAATATCAGGTCATAGTAGACATGAGTTTATCAAAAAATGATATAGATAATCTTAAAACAAGATTGAGTAAGAATAAGAATTTATCTGTTACATCAAAGACTAATTTGAATAGATTTATAGAGAATACGAAAAATGCGTTTGATCGCACAGCGTATAATACTAGAATGAGAAATTTGAGGAATAGGGACGCGAGTTTAGGAATTAACAGTAGAAATGGATCTGTATATCGTGGGTCCGTGAATCCTGGTAAGAGGGGTCGAAACTCACCTAGAGGTCCGTTAAGTGCTGTAAGTGGTACAAGTAATACATCGAACAATCAAAATAATGCTTCGACTAATGGGTATGGTGGGTTTTCGAATAACGAAAACAATTTAGAACGCAAAGCGAAAAGGCGAAAAAGTAAT